GTTTAAGCCACCCATCTGTGTCACCTGTATGTCTATCGCACCCGAGCGTCTGTTGAACTTGCGTAGTTCGGCAACTAACAAGTCAGGCAATGTGTTGTCTGCAATCTTGCTGTTGATAGTGATGTTGTATGTGTCGCCACCAGAGTTAAGTCTGTCAAGAGGTACAACTGCTTCACTACCTGACTCGCCAATCATTGCGAGCGTTGGTTTATTTACAATGCCACCCTCTGCCATAAACGGAATCAAACCTGACAAGTCAATGCCCGAAAAGTTAAGGTTGCTGAAATCAATACTTGGCAATCCTGAAAACTCAAAACCTTGACCGCTACCGCCACCTGCATTTGGGTTTATACCTGTTGCCCTTTGTGCCTGTTGTTCTTGCTTGGTTGTTGTGCCTCTTGCAGCAACAGTCAAATCGTCTTTGGCTTTCTTTAACCTGCGTGCTGCATCTGCTTGCTTGTCGTACGCCTCTGTTACTGCATCAACAGCGTCACGCTCTGCGTTGTGCGCATCAGTAAGTTCCTTCTGTGCATCTTTGTACTTCTGCGAGTCGGCAGCAGCACCATTGACTACATCGTTGAGTTCATTCTGTTTGTCAATAACATCTTGCTGTGCATCGGTTAATGCAATCTGTGCATCTTCTTGGTCAAGGATTGCAGTAGTAAGATTTTCCTCTGCTGTTTGTATTGCCTCAGGTGTTGCCAATGCCCGTACATCATTTACCTTTTCTGTTGCATCGGCTTGCAGGTCTAATGCTTCTTCAAGTTCTTGCTCTGCTTTGGTAATAGACGATGTGCGCATTGACTTTCGTGCGTTAGCAACAGCCTGTTGTGCGTCTGCAACCTTTTGTGTTGAGGCTGCAAGTTCAGCCTCGGCTGCGGATACAGCCTTGCCACTCTTTAAGTCATTCAATATCTTTTGTGCGTCAGCAACCCCTCGTGTTGCATCACGCAAAGACAATGTTGCACGAACGGCTGAACGCTGTGCATCGGCAAGGTCACGAGTAGCAACAGCAGCCTCTTTACTGCCTGCGCCATAGCCTTTGCTTATCTTGTTGAACTTGTCTTGTGCAACACGCACATCATCGGTTGCGTTAGCCAAAGACATGTTTGCTGTTGTTACACCTTTGACTGCATCTTTATAGGCTTTGGTTTCCGTTCCAAAGAGTTTCAATGCCGATGTGTATTTTTCTAGTGCTGTCTTTGCTTTATCAAAATCGGTACCGCCACCGCCTGGTGGCTTTATTGTCTTAAAGTATTTTTTCTGAGACTCTTCCATCTTGCGGAAGTCGGCAGCAGAAGCAGCAGCAACCTTGCCTGTGTTACCAATTGAGATATTTACTTTGTCAATTAAACCAACATTGTCTAAGAATGGAATTGCGTTGTACGCACGAATCAATAAGTTGATACCTTCAATTGCTCTATTGACAAAGAACTCAAACGCTGTTGCCATTGACTTGAATGCAGGCATCATGAAGTCTCGTAGTCCTTTAAAACGCAAAAGCAAAGCAACAACAACTGTAAGAATCAAAGCAATAAGCGCAGGAATACCTGCAAGAGCAACATTAAGTGTTACGCCAAATGCAGCCGTTGCAATAGTTGAAAGGGTTGTCAATGCTGCGTACACGCCTTGTGAAACATTCAAAGCAACAACAGCAGCCACTACGCCATAGATGAGATTGCCAAAACCATCTAACTTGCCAAGTGCATCAAGACCTTTCTCACCTAAGAACTTAAACCCTGCACCTAATCCTTGCTCACCAATAATGTCTGAGAACTCCTTGAAGATTGGCACAAGGTTTTCTGTAACGAATCGTGCAGCAGCCTCAAACGCAGGTAACAACAGCGTGCCTAAATCCTCTGCGACATTGCCGACTGCTACTTTCATTCGGTCAAAGTCTGTTGCAGTAGCAGCAGCCGTGCCACCCACCTGCGACTCAACCTCTTTCAGGATTAACTTCTGTGCGCCAAGAACATTGCCACTATCAACAAACGCTTTAATCTGTTTGCGTTGTGCATCTGTAAAGTCAACGCCTGCTTTCTTTAATGCACTCACACCTTTAACAGGGTCACTCAATGCTTTGCCGAGTTGTTTTGCTGCTGCATCTGTTGAACCAAACACATTGCCCAAGTCAAGGGCAGCCATAGAAGCCCTTGCGAAGATGTCGTTGCCTGCGCCTACCTCGTTGCGTACAGCCTTAAAGGTAAGCAACAAGTTCATTGACGATTGTATTGCCTCGTCATCAACACCTGTTTTGATTGACATTGCATTTGCTAGTTCGCCAATTTGTTTTGTTGTTAAGTTGGCTGCACCACCAGTTGCTTTAACAATGGCATCGGTTTGTTTCATTACCTTTTGCGACTCAAGGGCTGCCTTAACAAGCGTGCCACCTATGACTGCACCAATACCGCCTACGATGCCACCAAACTTTGCAAGGTTTCTAATGCCGTTGTTGGCTGCGCTTGTCATTGTTTGTGCAGCGAATGCGGATTTGCTTGCTGCGCTATCTAATCTTTTGAAGTCGCGGATTGCCTTGTTGATGCCCTTGGCATCAAAGGTGGAAATGATGGGGACATTGATTGCCATTAGTTCATACCGAACCTTCCAGATGTGCGCACAATGCCTTTGACACGATTGCTTTGTGCTTTCCTGCGCTCAACACTGCGTACTAGGTCTGCGCTTATTGACTGCTCTACTGTTTTAACAGCCTTCTTAACCAAATGTTCAAGCATTGGTAGATTGCGCTTAGTGCTTTTCCACATCACACGGCTCGCATCGCCGTAGCCCTGTCCCTTTAAGTTGGCGACAAATGTGTTGCCAGGTGTTTGTTGGTTCTGCGCCATATCAAAAATCTGTGCAGCCCCGTCCTTGGTGCGCAGTTTGAGTATTGGGTATGTGTTGCTAGATGAACGCTTGCGCCCACCAACAATTGGTTTAACAGACTTGCGTACAACTGCTGCGTTGTAAGACGGAAAGGTTGCTTTACTGCCAGCCCGTGTGCGCTTCTTTGTAAAGCCCGACAACACTCGTACAGGAAAGTCTTGCGCAACTTTATTAGCCAAAGGCATTGACTGCGACTTTATATCCGCAACAACTTTTTTATAGAGTTCCCTGTCCACAACCATCAGCGTTTGTAGTACAGGTTTAAGACCTGTGATGTCTACATCAACTTTAAGGTTGCTACTCATGCGAACAATCTATCGTGTTCTGTTCTGTTGCTTGACTCTTACTTGCGCAACTTTAATCATTACATCAAGCATCTCATCTGTTTCACTCAGCAACACACTCGGCGCAATGCCTGACTCAATAGCGAGCCACGCAATTATCCAATGGGCTGAGTCGGTACCAAAGGGTCTGTGCCATTGCCTTCTTCGTTTTCACGAATGGTAATAGTGGAAACAGACTCAATCCAGTTGGGTTCAAACGCTTCTGATGTTTTGCGTGTGCGCTTTTCGCTGTGCCAAGCAAGCCAAGCCAAATCAGTTAGGCGTAGTTCTTCTTCAAACTTTGTAACACTTCGGTTCCATGTGCGTTCAAACGCTACAAAGTCGGCAAAGACTGCATCAACTTCTTTTGTTGTGCCGTCATTGTATTCAACGGTTAATTCAATTTTCATCGCTGCTCTTTTCTTTTGCTTAGACTGTTGTCTTTACAATCGTTCCGCCAGTGAACGACAATGTGGTCATCGCCAATTCGCCGACAGCACCTGCGACTGGTGTGTGCGATGCGAGATACGCATTACTGATTGTGTAAAGCGGGTTGGTTGCGCTGGTTGCAGCCGAGGTGGCTTGTACTAACACAGTTGTTGTTGTACCAACTAATGGGTAGATGGTTGCTTCAACATTTGATGCTGCAAAGTCTTGCATCAAACTTATTTCAACGGAATTATTTTGCAGACCGCCAGTAAAGATATGCCCTGTGCTGCCGAATGCCGTTACCTCAATTGAATCAACTTCATAATTGAGTGTGACGCTATTTGCATGGTCACTCAATGCAACTGTGTTGATTGTAATTTTTGCATCTTTAAGTGATAAAACTGCCATGGCTATTTGTCCTCAATCTTTGTTTCTGGTTTTGTTGATGTTTTAGAAATTGGTTCAAGATGACCTGCATCAACCAACGAGGCAATGTTATCAGCCGACATATCACTAGGCGTAACAATGTCGCCAAGTTTGCCGAGTGTTGTTTTGTCGCTAGTTACTTTGTATTGGTTTGTCATGTTTGTTCTCCTAAGTGTGAACGGTCAAAGTGAATTGGATTTGTAAGTATTCTGCCTCTGCATTAGACAAACTTGTTACATCAGCAGAACTAGACATGATTAGTGTTTGCACAACTCCGCCGAGCGTATCACTCGCCTCTATTGCTGCACGCACACTTAACGCACCTGTTGCCGATAGGTAACTGTCTAGCAGGGCATGTGCTGTTCTGTCTGTGTATCTGCCAACAATGACATGGATAACCCAATCCATGCTTGTAACTGCTGAAGCATTGCCCATCGTTCGGTGGTATGTGACTTGCGTTAGTTCTGGGTAGGCAGTTGGTGGGTTGAGTTGTTCAGGTTGGTAACTGAATGTGCGCAAGCCCGACACAGTTGCTAGTGCTGTTCGTAACGCTGTTGCGACAGCACCAACAGTTGCAGGTGTACTCATTAAGCAAAACCAATAATTCTGTATGGCGCAAGCAGGTCACGCACATCAGGGTCTACGGCACGAACTTGAATAGCCATGTCGGCAAAGCCAACAACGCCTAACGCAGCGTTAAGGCGTGCAAAGCCACGAATGGATAGAAGTACCGCAGC